GGGCTTTTTTGTTTTAACACCTTTTAACACCTTCGTATTGAAATAGTTTGTAAGTTTGCCTTAACAATTTTTTTTAAAACAACGATATGAAAGAAGAAATTTATAAAATATGCACACAGCTAAATGATGGACAAATATCTGTAACACAAGCACAAGAGCAGTTATTGCTTTTATTTAGTGTTAGCAAACGTTATCTTCTCGAATCTATTTTAGAAGATTGTAAAAGTAGCTTTTCTGAATATCATTATGAAATAGTAGAAAGCTATCTTGATGATGGATGCTAACTAATGTATAGGCGCAACAGCCCTACTTCGGTGGGGCTTTTTTATGCCCGTTCGGGTGCAAACCAAACCAATAGATGCGAAACAATCACCGATAGGGTATATTTCGCCAAAGGTCAATTATTCTTTACCTTTTGGCGAATTATCTCACCATTGGTGAGGGGCTTAAAATTGCCAGTAAGCGTAAATAGTGGCAAAAGTTGTAGATTTGATTAAAAGATTCTGCCATGCACGACAACATGAAAATTACAATTAGAAGCTACGATATTGAAGTATCGACAGAACTGCCAAACGATGCTGGCATTGAGGACATTATTCAGTCATTACGGGGTATGCTGTTGACCGCAGGCTTTCACATCAACACGATTAACAGTTTTATTGATATTGAGGGCAATATAACCCCTACTTCTTAGCCGATTTATTCGGCAACTTCATGCCCTTTGGGGTTTTCTTTTCGAATTCAGCAGCCAATTTTGGGTTGGTGGCGTACAAGAATTTTCGCTGGGCTTCACTTTTGAACGGCATGGCGGTAGTTTTACCCCATTATAGCGTTTTTCGGGCAATCCGCAGCAACTTATCTTCGTTAATATCGTAGGCGGTTGCCGCTTCGGTGGCTGCTTGGTACCGATTCATACCGTGCCGCCGCAGTTCATCATACATTTCAACGGCAAATTCGATGCGTTTGCTGTATGAGGCTTTGATGCTGTTGTGATGCCCCCTTGGTGCGCATTGATAGTTGCTGGTTGGTTCGCCGTCTGGGCAATTTCTACCCCCGTATTGTTCAAAAAACGTGATGACGGGCTTGCTGGGTTGTTGTATTTCATTCTCCATAACGCAAAATTGTGAAAAAAAACAATGCATTTGATACATTGTTGGTAAATTTGTGTTAGTCGGCTGCGCTGCCGAGCCAAAATGGCGCAAAAGTCGGGCAAAGTTACCCCCGAAAAAGTAGGTAACACAAACAAATTGACAATTAAAAACAAATACAATGTCAGCATTATCTTCATTTATAGCTTGCCCAAATGTGCAGCTATCCCTTTTCGACTCCTTCGGGGTTGACAATTTGAAGGCAGAGGCTTTGCCCTTGCTTTCTTTTATCTTATCTGCGCCAAACCGGTCGGACGTTATCCAAAACCAGCTTAACTTTCGTGACCACGGTCGCAAAACAGTTGAGGTAGTTTACGGCCAGCGTTTCTTGGAATCTATGGTTCAGGACGGCGGTCGTGTAACTTGCGGAACTTGGTCTAACGATGGCGAAACTTCGGTTTTGTATTCGCTTACCCCTTCTGACGGTTACCACGTTGGTTTCAAACTAACTGCTTCTGAGTTAGAAGAACGCTGCGAGGCCGACACCAACTACATCGCAAAAGAGGTGTTCAAAATGATGGACGTTTTGGCCCGTAAAGTTGCAACCAATGCAGCCATCCAAATCATCGCCAACAGCGGTAACTTCGCTTCTGACGTTGATAATGGAAACCCAGCTGGAACTTCATTGTTCAAAAACGCTGATACGGTTTTGACTGCTGGCGGTCCCAACTATGACGCTACCGAAGTAATTGCTTTCGAGAACATGGCTAACGAATTCAACGGAATGCCTTACGTTTTCGGCGGTGAAACTTGGTGGAAGTACATCAAAGCGTTGAACGCTGCTGCGCCCCCTGCATTTACTGATGGAGGTTTGTCAACTGGTCTTTATGCCCAGCAAGCTGGCATCACCTACGGTTACGACCGCAGAATCCAGCTGAATGACACAGCCCCAACTGCTGCTTACAGCATCATCCCCGGAGCCGTTCAAATGATTTCGTTCAACGAATTCAAAGGTATTTTGGAGATGAACGACAGCACGCTTGTTCAGGGAACGCTTCAGCATCCTGATCCGAACTTGCCATTGACTTTCGACTACCGTGCCGAGTACACTTGCAACGGTGCAGACCAAAAGGTGTGGAACTTTGAAGTTGCGTTAAACCACGACTTCATTTTCTTACCTGCTGACATGTACCAAGCAGGAGACCGCTTGGAAGGTGTTAACGGCATCTTGAAATTCGTAGGAGTTTAATCTGCCTGCAATTCACAAATAACGGGGGGAGCAATCCCCCCTTATTTTTAACCTATGAAAAAATACAAGCCAAAACCAAAACCGACATCACGGCCCGGAGGGTGTAACTGTGGTGGTCGATAATTTTTCATTATGCCAACTACCTGTCTAACCGATTTGATATTCGTGCCCGATGGATGCACGTCAACGCCAAGTAACAAGGTGTCATTGGCAACGCTGCCAGGCTTTGACTTATACCAAGCCGACTACGTAAGCGATGCCCAGCAATCCAGTGGCTACGATGTAATGACCGCCGCCGTTGAACGTGCCGGGGATAAGATTGTCAGCGATTTTCGTTCTTTTATGGACATCAAAGGTCGGTTCAATTCGGTGGTTGACAAAGGCACAATCGGATTTTTCGATGAGAATAAGGTAAACGATGCCGCCAAGGTTGGTAAATATGCTGGGGTTGAGATATTGGTTAGCGATTACCCATATCTTAAATTAAACCTAAACAGCGTTTCGATATTCTTCGCTGGGGCGGTTACCGACAACATCTACATTATCGACATTATTCAGGGCACGATTATCGATACCATACCATTCACTTCAGTTGCTGGGCAGATTACCGAGGTTCTGATAAATAAAAGCTACCCTACAAACGGCCAAGATTTACATTTGATGGTTGCCGTTGACGCTGGCTTATCTGCCGCCTTCGACACTTGGATAAACCCAACCGCCTGTGCAAGCTGCACCAAAGGGCGGCGGTCAAGATTCAGCGACTTGTTGTTTACCCGTGCGGTTGAAACAAGCAAAACGGGTTCTTTGACTGACACAAATTTGGTGGGGATTGGTTACACGCACGGAGTTAGCCTTAACTATTCTATCGAATGCGATGACAATACTTGGCTTTGCCAATTTTCAAATCGGCTTCGCAGGGCAATGCTATACGCTTCGGGGGTTGAATTGATGGATGAAATCTTGTTCAGCGACAGGCTAAACAACGTAACCACGATTAACAAAGAAGACGCTAACGAAAAGCGCAGCCTTTACGTTCAGTATTACAACAGCGAAATGCAGACCTTGTTGGCTAATTTGCGGTTGCCGAATGATAGGTGTTACACCTGTACCCCAATGGTCGTGAACCGAGTAAATATCCCTTAAAATGAAATCTACCTTTGCATATATTTCGGCATCAATACTTGCATTTTTTGCACCAGTTGCTGGCATCATGTTAGCAGTTGGGGCATTCATTACCCTTGACACCTTGCTTGGGGTTATGGCCGCCCAGAAATCGGGCGAGAAAATCGAAAGCAAGAAACTGAGCAAGGTAGTTTGGAAGATGGTGATGTACCAATCGGTGGTCCTGACCTTCTTCGTGATGGACGTTTTCATTGTAGGCGACCTTCTTGGCCAGTTCGTGAATACATCTTTTGTGCTGACCAAAGCGGTAGGCGTTGCGTTAATCGGTATTGAGTTTAAGAGCATAGATGAGAATATCGAAAAAATGACAGGCACAACGCTTTTAAAGCGGTTATACGACATCATTCGCAAGGGCAAGGGCATTGTATCGAAAATCAAAGAATAAGCCCTTAGAAACGAATTAATACTTTATTTGTTACAACAGCCCCACATCGGGGCTTTTTTGTTTTAACACTTTTTAACACTTGTTGTTGATTTCGTGTTGAAATAACTATTAGGTTTGCAGAACAAAATAACACATCCCATGAAAATAACCTTAATCGAATCGCCGCTTGTTGGCGGCAGCAAAATTCAAATTATCGGCAAGCCCGACAAAGGTCGCCCGATACTATTTGCCACCTTCAGGTCGCAGCCACCTTTAGTGCCAAGCGAAATGGTCATGCGGCAAGCAAACATCGTTCTTTCTAATTTAATCACTTTTTACAAACAACACCCATGACATTCAAAGAGCTTTTAATCAAATTAAACGCTTGCGAAGAAGCAAGAGAATGGGCAGGAGATATGCCTATCGAAGAAATAGTTTCAACTTGCCGCCGAGGCGATTGGTTGCTTTGGCTTGCCGAAAAAGTTGATGTAGATTTACGCCTTCGCACGTTGGCGAAAGGGCATTGTGCAAACACAGTTAGGCACTTAATGACAGACGAGCGAAGCATAAAAGCTGTTGATGTGGCTATTGCGTTTGGTGAAGGTAAGGCTACACGTGAAGAGTTAGATGCTGCTGCTTATGCTGCTTATGCTGCTGCTGCTGCTGCTGCTGCTGCTGCTTATGCTGCTTATGCTGCTGTTGCTGCTGCTGCTGATGCTGCTTATGCTGCTGTTGCTGCTTCTGCTGTTGCTGCTGCTGCTGATGCTGCTTATGCTGCTGCTGCTGCTTATGCTGCTTATGATGCTGTTGCCGCCAACCGCCAACAAACCGTCGACATTTTCCGAGAGTATATCGGCGAAGCTTTAATCGAAAAAGTAAATCAATTACTAACCAAGTAAAACAAAACCCATGAAAACAACCCCAATCTTTGAAGCCTTAACGGCAATCATGTCGGACTGCGGTGCAATCGGCAAAAACAAGAAAAACCAGCAACAAGGCTACAACTTTAGAGGTATTGATGACCTTTACAATGCAATTCACCCATTGTTCGCAAAGCACGGTGTGTTCATCACCAGCGAAGTAATGGGGCGGCATCGTGAAGAACGCACAACAGCCAAAGGCGGTGTTTTGATTTACACCATTTTGACCGTGAAATTTACCTTCTACGCATCGGACGGCAGCTTTGTGTCCAGCGTTACCGAAGGCGAGGCAATGGATAGCGCAGACAAATCAACAAACAAAGCCATGAGTGCAGCGTTAAAATACTGCCTGATGCAGATGCTGTTGATACCTACCGAAGAACTAAAGGATGCAGATGCCAATACTTATGAGGTTGCGGCCAAACCAGTAGTGATTGATTTTCTAACCTTGCCCGATCCGCAGCAAGAACTGGTAAATACGCTATTCGACATTAGCCAGCAACTGCCTGACGTTAGCAAAGAAAAGGCCAACCCGTTTAACGATGCCGATTGCATCAATGTAAAATCTTGGGCGAAAGATGAGGCAACAGTGAAAAAAGCAATTGACATTTACACCAAACAATTAAAGTGATGCAAGATTTCAAAATCAGATGTAGTGCCATTGGTCAAATTATGGCCAATGGCAGGGGGAAAGACACGGCCGGGGCAACGTGCTATTCATATTTGCAAGATTGGATTGTCGAGCAGATATACGGGGTGCGCAAGCAGATTGACAGCCGACCAATGGAAAAGGGCCGACTGGTCGAAGATGAAGCCATTGAATTCGCCGGGCAGCACCTTAACTGGTTTATGCCTGAGAAGAACGAAACCTTTTTTGAGAATGAGTTTATAACCGGCACACCTGACGTTATTCACGGCAACACCGTTGTTGATATTAAATGCCCTTGGGATGTTTTCACTTTCCCAATGTGGGAACGCAACCCACCGAAAGGATATTGGTATCAATTGCAGGGCTACATGCACCTGTTGGGGCTTAAAAGGGCCCAGTTGGTTTACGTGCTAATGCCAACACCTGAAGAACTTGGCGGCATTCAGTTAGACCTGAGCAATATCCCAGCCAAATATCGGTTGAAGGTGTTTGACATTTACTATGATGAAGCCACCATAAATGCCATCTATGAACGGGTACAAATGTGCCGCAACATTATCGAAGTTGAACTTTTACCACAATTACAATGACAGAACGACAATTTGAACGCTATCTTTTGAAACAGGACAACGATAGCTTACTGAAGATTCGCACCGAAATCGACCGCATAATCAACAGCAGAAACGATGAATTCTTTAAGATGCATCTAAAAACCGAACACCAACGCTACGTCATAAAAGCCGCTGCCGATTACTGGGGGTTACCTTATGAGGCCGCATACAGCAAACGCAGATTCAGGGAGGTTAAACACTTCAAGCATGCCATGAGGTTTGCGATGCGCTGCGCTACATCAATGAGCCTGCAAGACATCGGCAAGATGCTGAACTGCGAGCATGCAACGGTTATGCACAGCATAAAGTTTGTGCAAGATTCTATACTGGCCGACCCACAATACTACATGCGCTGCATCGAATTTTGCGAGCATATAAAAATGGTCATGCAAGAATTGGAATTGAACAAAAATACACCTATCTTCACATCAATAAATTACAATTAACACACACAAACCATGAGAAAAGAACAATTAGAACAACTCGGCTTTGAGCAAATCAAGGACGGCAGTTGGGCCCAAATGATTCGGCCAACGTATTTAGATGTACCGATTATTGTACGTTCTTACCCCGACAAAGAAACGGCAACCGCTTCGATTGCCATTACCCAAAACGGGCAGAAGGGCGAACTGATTATTGGCACGTGCGCCAACCGGGCTGCCGACCTTAAGCATCTGCTATCTTGGCTGTCGATGGACGGGAAGGAAATCGGCCAGCACATCGTGTCAAAAGCAATTCAACGTAAGAAACTAATCAAAACCAAATAAACCATGTACGCAGAAGAAAATTATCAAGCCGAATACGAGGCACAAGCGCAATACGAAGCGCAAGCGCAATACGAAGCTGAATTAAGTGCAAAGGCGCAATATGAGGCTGAATTAAGTGCACAAGCCGAAATAGAAAAAGAAAAAGAAATCAGAGAAAAAGCCATTAAAATTCTAACCGAATATTATGGATTAGCACCTGATAATTCTTGCCAGCCCTACAATCTTATAGAATTAGTAATTTTTACACTTCAATCAAAATAAACCATGTTACAACTACAATTAATCGGCCGTATCGGCAAAGACGCTGAGTTAGTCGGCAAAAACAAAGACATCACTACCTTTTCGGTAGCGGTCGGCAAAGGCGAAGAAACCCAATGGTTTCGCTGCACCCTTTTCGGCAAAGATGGCAAGCCTGCTGGGGTTGCTAAATTCTTAAGCAAAGGCACGCAAGTGTACATTAGCGGTCGGCCTGTGCTTGACATTTACAAAGACAAAGAAGGCAACGACAAGATCGGCAACGACATCAAGGTTTTAGTAAACCAAGTAGAACTGCTTGGTGGCATGCGTACCGAAACTGGCGGTGGCCGTTTACCTGAGATGCAAACCGATGGCGAGAACCTGCCATTCTAAAATAGTGTGTTAGGTGTGAAATTGCCCCGGCCGAAAGGTTGGGGCTTTTTCTTTTTCTGCCTAAGTGTTAAAAAGTGTTAACGCCGATTTTGGTATTGATATTCTTTTTACTATTGCAGTACACAAAAAACATTTACACCATGATCTACGCAAATCACCTTTACAACTTGGCAACCAGCAAGCCAAGAATCACCATGGCCGAAATCGAAGCCATGTGCCTTGAAAAAGCCAAGCAGGGCGAAATGTACTGCTGGGTTTTCAACCCGATTGCTGAAGATGACATTGAAAAGCTGCGAACCAACGGCTTTGAAATCGAAAAGCACAACAATTCAAGCTACCGAATTGATTGGGCGAAACCTACTAACCTTTAACCTTTAATACCTAAACACCATGAACACACAAAAATCACTAATCGAAATCGGCATTGCTTACAACCAAGACAAGATGCAAGTTATGATGGCAATGCAAATGAACGGCAAGGGGCTGGTTGACTTTGTTTCACGCTACCCCGACCACGTTGCCATTGTAGCCTTTGACTATGCGATTAAAAGCTACCCATATGGTGCTGACATCGAACGGCACGAACAAGGCATTAGAAACGGCACAACCGTTATCGGCCAAGATATGTGGCCACTATGCACACCTTCGGATGACGGTTACAGCCTTGAATTGTCAAGATTCGGTGGCGAACCGCAGCAGGACTTTGCATGGTATTCGTTTCTAAGCGACAGCGACTTTATGCTAATTTACAGCAGCAAAAAATGGAGCATCGGCTACCAAGAAGATGACCGCTGGCTGGCAATCGAAGGCATGACCAAAGAAGTGGTTGACAATGCCAATGCGATGCCGTTTCACGATGCTTTTGAGTACATGCTGAGGATGGTTTCGGCTATCAAAGTAGGTGCTGAATGGTGCGATATTTGAAAACAATTTGTATATTTGTGAAGGCATTAACACGCCCATGAAAGGTAAAAACAAAAATTAACCGAGCCGTTTGTTCGGGGGTTGCGTAGAAGATGAGGCCTGCCTTGGCCAAGTGTTAACTTCTTTTACCGCCCCCGACCAAATGGCTTCTTTATTAAAACCTATGCAAAATTTAAGCATTAATCCTGAACTGAAAGCGTTAATCCCACCATTAACAAGTGAGGAGTTTGCGCAACTTGAAGCCAACGTATGCCAAGAAGGTATTCGGGAGCCAATTATTACATGGCAAGGCACAATCGTAGATGGCCACAACCGATACGAACTGGCCCAAATGTATGACCTGCCGTTTAAGGTGAAGGAGATGGCCTTTGCTTCGATGGAGGACTGCAAAGAGTGGATGATTCGCAACCAATTCGGTAGGCGAAATTTGAGCAATTACCAAAGGTCGGTACTTGCTTTAGAACTTGAAAGCGTGTTTAAGGCCAAGGCCAAAGAAAACCAAATAAGAAAGCCTGAATCTGTTTTACAGAAATCTGTAGAACAAAAACCTATTGACACTCAAAAAGAACTGGCCAAGGTTGCTAATGTTTCGCATGACACCATCGCCAAGGTAAAGGTTATTGAAGCCAAAGCACCTGAAGAGGTAAAGGCCAAACTTTCAACAGGGGAGGTAAGCATTAACCAAGTTTACCAAGATATTAAGAAGGAGGAGAAAAAAGCCGAACTTGAAAAGAAAAAAGAAGAGTATTCGGAAAGAATAACTACAAAGTCAAACAATGATTTCAAGGTAGATATTTTCAATACAAATGAAAAATTTAGGGTTATTTATGCCGACCCAGCATGGAGCTATAATGATAAGCAAGACACCCCGCAATTGGGCGGTGCGGCGAAGCACTATCAAACCATGAGTGTTGAGCAAATTTGCCAATTGCCTGTAAAACAAATTGCAGAAAAAGACAGCGTTTTGTTTTTGTGGGTTACATCGCCTTTGTTGGAAGATTCTTTTAGAGTGATAAATGAATGGGGGTTTAAATACAAAACTTCATTCATTTGGGATAAAGTAAAACATAACATGGGGCACTATAATTCTGTAAGGCATGAGATACTTTTAATTGCGACAAAGGGTAGCTGCGTGCCCGATAACAAGAGGCTTTATGACAGCGTTCAGGCAATCGAAAGGAATGACAACCACAGCGAAAAGCCTATTGAATTTTTAAACATTATTGATGACCTGTATAATTACGGGAACAAACTTGAAATGTTTTGTAGAAACATCAAAAAAAGCAACTGGTATGGATGGGGAAATGAATTATAAAGAATACTATAATTCATCCCTTCAAAAGGGGCTTGAATTTCAGGACTTTGTTGCTATTGCTTTATTGAAAGAAATAGGCATACCGCTAACATCTTTGTCAAGCAAAAAATTTCAATTCTCTGTAGGTGAAAATCTACAGGGGATTGAGATAAAATTTGATGATAAATTCTTTGATACAGGGAACATATACATTGAGGTTAAAGAAAAAAGCAACCCTATAAATTTAAATTATGTCGATTCGGGCATTTATAGAAATGACAACACTTGGCTTTATTTAATTGGCAACTATTCAACGATGTTTATTTTTGGAAAAAAACATTTGCAACTAATGTATGAATCCCAAAAGTATAGAGAGGTTGAAAACAGTACCAAAACTTCTATTGGGTTTCTTGTGCCCGTATCCGATGCAACTAAATATTCACTTAAAAAAATCAATTTATGAAACAACTACCTTGGTTTAAATTTAGCCCAGCCGACTGGATGATGGGCAGAATATCCCGGCAATCTTGCGAGGTGCAAGTGGCATTTTTAAGGCTATGCTGCATCTACTGGAATGCCGAATGCGTTATGACGTATGAGCACGCCGAACTTGAAGCCGATGGCTACCTTGAAAAGCTAATTGCCTTGAAGATGGTTGAGGTTTACGATGATGGCATTGGCATCAAATTTCTTGATATTCAGTTCAGTGAAGGCCAGCAAAAGCGTGAAAAAATGTCCAACGCTGGTAAGGCGTCTGCTGAACGTAGGCTGAACACAAGTTCAACGAATGTTCAACATACGTTCAACGAATGTTCAATAGAGAAGAGAAGAGAAGAGAAGAGTAGAATAAGAGAAGATAAGAAAGAGAATGTAAGCGCATACACCCGTGAAGATTTTTGTAATGATTTGCTTGGTGATTTCAAAACCGATGAAAACCTTCGTGAAGTAACGATGATGTGGCTTAAGCGAAAAAAGGTCATAACCAAGCAAAGTATGCTGATTTCAAAAAAAGAAATTGCCGGGCATACGCCAGCCGAAATGTACACGGCAATAATGTCGGCAGCCGAAAAGAATTGGGCGCAGCTATACGGCAGAAAAGATAAGCAAAGCAAAGGCACATCAACAAGTTTGCCAGCTGGTAAGCCTTGGCTGGATCCGGCAACGATAGCCGCAGCAGAACGAAGCGCAAAGCGTTTAGAAGCCTTGGCCAACCCTTCACCTGATATGCCGTTTTAATTTTTTATACCTTAGCAGAATGAAAACCTACACACTAACCGAAACAACCCTTGACCGCCGGGCCATCGAACTGGCCAGCATCGTATTTCGCCCCAACAAAATGGTTTTGACAAAAGAACGTGCCGCCGCCGTGCGAAAACTTTGCACCGCATTCGACACCAACAAATCGTTTTTCTTGACTGGTGATACTGGCACAGGCAAAACAATTTACACACGGTTGTTCTTAGCTGCCCAACCCGAAAAGCAATTTACCTTCTACAACATGCGGCATCTGTTTCGTGAGTATGCGGCCATGAAAAACCCTGATGAATTTATATTATCCTTCATCCACAAAACGAAGTACGGGCATTTGATTTTAGACGATGTCGGGGCTGATGAAGCGGTCGGGGCGTTTGGGCGGCAGAACACGATCCTGTACGATATTATCGAAAGCCGAATGGATAGCAAGTTCATTACTGGCATTATTTCAAACAACACCCTGTCCCAAATTTTGGCACGATTCGGGACGGACGGCCAGCCCGATGCACGGTTAATGTCACGCTTCAAAAAGTGGGAAACGATTATCATGCCAGGTGATGACCTTCGGGGTGAGGTCGAAGTGATGCCGCTTTCTGAATGGCCCAAGGTTGTTTTGCCAGCCGAACCCGAAGAACAAGGCGTGCCATGCCCTGACCATTTACGTGCTGAGATTTACGAAAAGTTGGGCATCATTGCCAATCGGGTAGTTGAAGGACCGCCCAGCAAAGCCGACGAAATGCGCAACGCTTTTTGGGGCAAATACACACCGCCACAATGAACATAACCGAAATCGAAGCCTACTGGAAAGGTATTGACCTGACCAAGCCGCAACCCGAAATCAACATAGGCGGCGAACGCATCAACGACCTTAGCATGTTTACCAAATCGCATATCGCAATACTCAAATACAACGCTGGCAAAAGGGCATATCTGCCATATTACGAAAGGCTATATCGGGTTACACTTGCACACATGAAAGTTAAGACCTAACTTTGCCATATGCCCAAAGTCGGTGAACATCTTTTGCAATTGGCCTGTGTGCGCTTTTTCAGGCAGTACTACCCTGACCTGTATCGAAACCTATGGCACACGAACGGCAGGGCAATCAACGCATCAAACGGGGCCGTGCTGAAAGGCATGGGTGTAGTCGCTGGGGTGTCCGACCTTTTGTTTTTCTACAAAGGCACGTTACACGGCATCGAACTGAAGATGGGCAACGGCCGGCAAAGTGATGAACAAAAAGAATTTGAAAAGATGCTAAAGGCTAACGGGGGGCGGTACTACATCGTGCGTACCCTTGACAGCTTCGCAAATTTAATTAACGAAATTGTGAAAAATGGTTAAGAACACGTTTATTGAAATAGTATCGCCGTTCACAATGACCAGCGTTGAACGAATGGGTGCTTTGTATGATTCCCTTGAGTACATAAGGGCAAACAACATTCAGGGCGATTTCGTAGAATGTGGCGTTTGGAAAGGTGGCAACATTTTGGGAATCATGGAATACCTTGCATTTCACAAAATGACCGACCGAAAGGTATTTTTGTACGATACCTTTAAGGGCATGACACCGCCTGAAGATATTGACAAAGACCTAAACGGCAGAAAGGCAGAAAGCATACTTGAAGACGTTATGTGCATTTCCCCAATTGATGAGGTTAGGGAAACGATAAGCCGTTCAAGTTTTCCAATGGCAAACGTAATTTTTGTTCAGGGCGATGTTTGCGTTACCCTTAATGGTGCAAAGTACATACACGAAAGCAACTTGGCATTACTTCGGCTTGATACGGATTGGTATGCGTCAACCAAAAAAGAAATGGAGGTACTTTACCCTAAATTGAACTTTGGCGGAGTTTTGATTGTTGATGACTACGGGCATTGGAAAGGTTCAAAAACTGCGGTTGATGAATACTTTGAAGGGCAAGGCATATCGCCAAAAATTGAACAAATTGACTATACTGGAATCAAAATCATAAAAAATGGTTAAACTTGTAAAAATCGGTTCGGTCAAGGGAAATAGCCGTAACCCAAGATTTATACGGGATGAGAAATTTAAAAAGCTGGTGGCGTCGCTTGTGGAGTTTCCTGAGATGGCTCATCTTCGTCCTTTAGTGGTCGATGAAAACATGACCGTACTTGGCGGCAATATGCGGCTAAAGGCGATGCAAGAACTGAAATGGAAGGAGGTTCCCATTGTAGTTGCCGAAGGTTTGACAGACGCACAAAAAGATGAATTTGTTATCAAAGACAATGTGGGGTTTGGCGATTGGAACTGGGAGCAGTTGGCCAACGAATGGGATGCTGAAGAACTGACAAGGTGGGGCTTGGAGATACCGGGATTTGATGCTGAACTGCCCAACGATGAAGATGAAGAACAGGACGCTAACAGCCTGATAGTCGAGGCCGATATGATAACCTTGGAAGACCTTTTCGATGAACTGAAAGGGCGAGGGTTTAATGTTTCAATGAAGTAACATGGCAAACAACAAAACCGACATTAGAAAAAAACTGCTACTGGAGGCCCTTGAAAAGTCGCTTGGCATCGTTACAACCGCTTGCAAGGCGGCAGGCATTTCAAGGGATGCACACTACGAATGGTTGAAGAACGATGAAGAATACAAGCGGCAAGTAAACGAAATAAGCGAAATTCAACTTGACTTTGTCGAAAACAAGCTAATTGACCGCATTAACAAGGGGGACACTACCGCCATAATCTTCTACCTGAACAGCAAAGGCAAAGCAAGGGGGTATAACAGGCAGCACGAAGAAAAGCGGGAGAACGTCAAATGGCCAAGCAACTTCACCTTCAACATCGTGAAAAACGATGAAGAAGTATAATTTAAACCCGAAGCAGCATCAAACACTAACCGCCAGCGAAACCGAACGGCTGTATGCTTATGTGGGAGGGATTCGGTCAGGCAAGACCATAACGGGGGCGCATTGGGCATTGCACAACATTATTCATCAGCCCGAAATTAAAGGGGGCATCTTCAGCAACACGGTTAGCCAGCTGAACACGGCAACCCTATCCGAATTCATTGGCGTACTTGAAGCATACGGGCTTTACAAGGGCGAACACTATGTGGCCAACAAAGACCCTGAACGCTACTTTGGTTATAAGTCAAAGTTCGAAAAGCACAACGGCGTTTGGTCATTTATGAACGGGGCACAGGTAATCACGTTCAGCATCGAAACCATGATACGGGGTATTGAATTGGGCTGGTGCTGGGGTGATGAGGTGCAAGACGCTGCCATTGATAGCCTGAATATCGTCATGGGCCGTATGTCGGGGGCGAAGTTTCCCCGAACGCTTTGGACAATGACCCCACCAATGGACAACCCCGACATCGATGAACTGATATGGGGCGAGAAGCAGATTGCACATACCATCGGCACAACCTACGACAATAGGGCGAACCTGCCTGAAGGATATATCGAACAGTTAGAAAAGACATACGACAGCCTGACCTTTAAACGTGAGGTGCTGGCCAATCGGGTTACCATGTCTGGCCTGAATTGGCTGTATTCGTTTGACAGGCAAAAGCACGTGGGCAGCAAGGCCACATACGATACCAGCATGCCCGTTTACGTTAGCATTGACTTCAACAACAACCCGTTTACAGCTATCTTGGCACATCGGGGCAGACACCAAGACGGCAAGCAATTCATTCACTACTTCGATGAAATAACGCTGACGGCAGACCATATTCAGGGCAAGACGTTCATTGAAGCTATGGTCGAAGAAATATTTAGGCGAACCCCAGCGCAAGTGCAGAACAGGTTGTACTTTGTAACGGGGGATGCCAGCGGCCGCCAGCAGTCGGTCATTGCCAAGGTCGGACAAAATATGTGGTCGGAGATTGTGGATAGGATGCGAATCAGCACGAACAACCTACTTGTGCCGCGGTCGAACCCGCCCCATCAAGAATCAAGGCGGTTGTGCAATAGCATCTTCAGTAACTACGATGAAATACTGATTAACCCAAAGTGCAAGGTGCTGATAAGGGATTGCGAATTTGTTAAGGCGTTACCTGACGGCGGCGTTGATAAAGGCAGCAGGGCGAAGGTTGATAAACGTGCCGATGCCTTGGACTGCTTAAGGTACGACCTTCACGCCAACAACAAGCAGTTTATTTTCAGGTAGTAGCCCAGTCGGGGGTCGAACCCGAATCGCCCAAGAAAAAATCGGGGTGTTACCAGTTACACTACCGGGCTGTTTTCAAAACTAATAAAAACCTTTCACTTTCAAATCGATTGCATAAATTAGTGTTATGCAAGACCACGTTAACCAATTACTTGAAGTAAACGACCTATGGCCCGGCGATATTGTCTTCGCTAAGATTGACCCCGAAAGCCCAGCCATTGTAGTTACCATTTGCTATGACGGCAGCGATAAGCTGAAGTACGGCGTTAAGCACGTTGACGGGGTGGATAGCTACTACCGCTACGAACTTTTAAGCGAAGTTGAAGCCGAAATCAAACGCATCACGGGTAAATGACTACCAAGGACTACATCGCAAAGCTGAACAAGGCTGAACGGGCAATCAACGGCAAGCGGTTTGTGGGTTTGTCTACAAGTGTTGGGAAAACACAATTTAAGCGCATATTTCAAGATGGGCTTGATGCTAATGGAGCACCTATTAAACCTGAGTATTCAACAAAGCCTATATATATTGGCCCGATGCAAACCCCTACCGCTGATGATGCTGGGTTTTACAAGGGCGGTTACAAGGCTTTCAAAAGCAAATTAGACCGTGGCAAGATGGTATTGTTTCGTTTGTTTAACCAAATGTATCTTGAATCAATTGTCAACCCCGAACTAAAAGTTAGCGACACAGGGTTTGTTATAGCGACAGGCATGACCTACAACGCTGGCAACCCGAAGGCTAAAGTTGATGCGCTTTTAGACAAATATGGCGATGCTTTCAAGTTTTCGGATGCCGAACGCAAAGAATTCACCGACAGGGCCGAACAAATTGTTGTAGATTTGTTCAAATGATTTCAGACATTCTATCGTACTTGAACGCCCGGCTGCCCAATATTTCGGCAGTTGCACGGCCGTTATGCCAGCTTGTTGAAGAAACAGGCAAAGACGGCAACCTGCGTACTTTCCCAGTTGTGTATGACGGCAAAGGCAACCTTGACTACATTACACGATTCGACTGGCGGACGGGTATGTCTTTTTGGTTGAAGAACGGGGCTGAGGATATTGAACTGCTGGATCGGGTTCGTGCCAACAAAGAACGGGTGCAAATCACCATACCATTAAAGTTTCATTGGATTGGTACCCGAAGCACATGGCAGAACGATACGCAGTATTTAGAACAATACATTTTGCTGGCCCTGCAAAAGGCTATCACGGTGGACAATATCCCAAGCCTACGGGCAACGCTTGGCCTTGACCGCATCAAAACGGTAGTCACCAATCGGGAGTATGGTGCTGAAACGCTGGACGGGGTGTTTGACAATATCGACCTTCGGTTGCCGCTGGATATGGCCGCTGCTATGCTGGAGGTGGATTTGACCATTACTGGCGATTTGAACTGCATTGTAGGTGCATCTTGTCCCGGCATTGCCGACCTTCTACTGCTTGAAAGCGGTGATTTTATACTAACAGAAACAAACGACTTTATCGAAATCTAATGGCGAATCAAAAGGTAACACAACTAACCGCTGCGACTACCAGCAACGATGCAGATGTTCTGTACGTTGTTCAGGCTGGGGTATCAAAGAAAACAACAAAGCAACTGCTAATGGCATCCACCTTGGCGGTAGCGAACAGCGCAGCAAGTACGGCGGCGTCTGCCAACACGAACGCAAACAATGCCCTTGCAACGGCAAACAACGCTTTAAGCCAAGTTGGTACGGCAGTTCAAAAGACTGGCGATACCATGACTGGGGACTTGGATATGGGCGGCAACCAAATAGAAAATGTTGGTACACCAGTTGCCAACACCGATGCGACTACCAAGGACTATGTGGATACTGCATTGGGCGGCAAGTTAGATACTTCAGGCGGCACGATGTCAGGGGATATTGACATGGGCGGCCAAATGGTAAACAACCTTGGCACACCCGTTGCAACCGATGACGCTGCTACCAAAGGTTACGTTGATAGCGCATTGGCTGGCAAACAGAACACGGTGGCTGCCACCACGGGCACAGCAATAACGCTTGACACACCAAAAGAATACGGGACGTATGCCGCACCAGCAACGGGCAACATAGCGGTTAGCCTGACAAATGCGGTTAGGGGCATTGACCAAATTGTGTACCACGATGACAGCGTTGCACCGCTTATTGTCGTAACAGGCGGCACGGCGGTGAAGTTCGGGCCGATTAACTATGACCTAACCAAAGTAAACCTGATTGTTTTCTTTTGGATGGGAGGCACGAATGTGGGTTACATCATAACACCAGCGGTTTAATGAGAAGGTTACGGTTACAAATGATGGCTGGGGGTGTACCTTTAGACCCTGATGCGGTTGCTTTTTTGACTGCCGCTGGCATTACAGACGGCACAATAACATCAGCCATTGATGCTTTAGTTACTGACCTTAAATTATACGGCCTTTGGACTAAAATGAAAGCCATTTACCCATTTGTTGGGGGCACGGCTACAACGCATAAGTTTAACCTAAAAAACCCAGTTGATAGCAATGCTGCATTTAGATTATCGTTTGCTGGAGGCTGGACGCATTCTGCAAATGGGGCATTGCCAAACGGCACAAATGCGTATGCCGATACTTTTTTAAATGCAAACACAATGCTAACAAACACAAGCAATCACCTTTCATATTATTCAAGAACTTTATCTACCGCTGGGGTTAGAGTTGAAATTGGTTGTGCTATTGGGAACAATGTTTTTCATGTTAGACCTGCTGTCAATTATATTGCTGGAGATTTGCTTGCCGTTTCATTAAGCGATGTTGACGCACGAGGATTTTGGACTGGGACTAAAGAAAATTCGGCATCAAGAAAAGGATTTAAAAATGCATCATTAATTCAATTAGTAACAACAAACAACACAACTTTATACCCAAGCCTGAATATATTTATTGGTGCAAGAAATGATAGCGGAGTGCCATCTTTTTTTAGCGACAAACAATCAGCATTTGCATCAATAGGAGATGGCATTGACACCATAGATGTTATTAACTATTACACAGTTGTTCAAGCATTTCAAACCACATTAGGCCGCCAAGTATGATAACACGAAACGAAATACCATTAGGGCAAGAAACCGAATTCGTGGGCTTGCTGACAATTGAACAAAAGGATAGTTTGGTAGGGCATTTATTTGCCCCTGACAGCTACTACAACCCAATTCAAGATGGCAACGAGCCGCCCAACTGGGTGATTTCGATTGAGGAGATTGACCAAACGGTGAACGAAGAATTTATGTGGGTAAAGGATTTGCCGTTGATACCTTGGGTTGCCCCTAAACCAATAAACCCATTTGAAGATGCGAGCAATTAACTACATCGTTTTGCACACCACGGCCAGCAACATAACGGCCACGGCTGACAGCATTAACCGATACCATAAAAAGGTACTGAACTGGCAATCGCCGGGCTATCATTTTATCATTGAACGGGATGGCAGAATAGTTGAGAACTGGCCGATCACGAAACCCAGCAACGGGGTGAAAGGGCACAATCATGATAGCATCAACATCAGTTACATTGGTGGCATTGATGCAAGTGGCAAGCCTGTGGACAATCGCACACCGCAGCAAAAGGACGCAATGGCTGAACTTGTGAACAGGCTGGCCAAGCAATTTCCCAAGGCTGAGGTTTTGGGGCATCGGGACTTCCCAAATGTTGCCAAAGCCTGCCCTTGTTTCGATGCTAAAAAATGGTGGGCAACCGTTAAGAAATCTTAAAAAGGGTTTGGCCTATTGTATTTTAACTACATTTGGCTAAACCAAAAAGGGAACCATGAGTAAACAAAAAATTGAAATCATTGAGAAATACCTTGATGAACAACAACCGGGCTTTTTCGCCCGAACATTAGCAAGAAAAATTGTGGCCGAAAACCCGGGCCTGTTTGAGCAAACAGACAAAGAGATTGAATACGTCAGAAAAACAATAAGGTATCGCATTGGTGCGCTTGGCAAAAAGCATTTAGAATGGGCTAAGAACTCAGGCAAACTTCGCACCGAGTTTATTAGGGATGAAATGAAGCCCAGCGAATACATGGCGAATTTCATTCAGCGTGGCGAAACAACCAGTAAGGCCGATTGGCATTTGCCTAAGCATCACAGAAAGGTTTTGGTCATGTCCGACATTCACATACCTTACCATTCTTTAGAAGCATTAGAAACGGCTATTGATTACGGGTTTAAAAGCGGCATTGACGGCATATACCTAAATGGTGATGTGATTGATTTCGCCAAGATTAGCCGTTGGGAAAAGGATCCAGCCATTACATCTGCCGTTGTTGAGGTCGGCATGGCCCGTAACTTTTTTGAGGGGATTGCCAATTTGGGGGTTGATGTGTACTACAAATTAGGCAACCACGAAGACAGGTGGGAACGCTACATCTTGCAGAACGCACCTGAACTGCATGGCCTTGACGGGCTGCAATTAAAAAACGCCCTTGGCTTAGATGACTTTGAAATTGAGTTAATCGACAGCAAACAGGTAGCCAAGTTTGGCAAACTAAACGTCATTCACGGCCACGAATTCGGGGATAGCATCTTTAGTCCAGTTAACCCAGCACGGGGGTTGTTTCTGCGGGGTAAGGCTTCGACCTTGGCTGGCCACAATCACCAAACATCGGAGCATCACGAAAGCGACCTAAACGGCAAAGGAGTTGCTTGCTTTTCTACGGGTTGCCTTTGTGATTTGCGGCCAGCGTATCGGCCATTCGCTTTTACCAAGTGGAATCACGGTGCGGCCATTGTTGAAATCGAAGAAGATGGCAACTTTAGTGTTGAGAACTTTCGTATTGACAATCGTAAAGTACGATGAATTGGACGGGGTTTGTTCTGCGGCATTGGGGCATCATTGCCCTGATTGCCGCTTTTATCTTGGGTAAGCAGTCATGTAACTACAAAGCCGAGGCAGAACGGCACGCCAGCAATTACGAGGCTATTCAGCAGACGGCATCGGCAACCGCCCGAACATTGACCTTGACTAACCAGCAATTGCAAGCCGAAAACAAGCGGCTACTTGACAGCCTGAACATCAAAGGTGGCCGTGTTGATTTCGTGTATAGAACTAAATGGCGCACCAAGATTGATAGCTTTGAGGTGGAGGTTGATAGGTGGCATATCGAAACCTTGCCATGCCCGATCCAGTCATTCAAACTTGACACAATGTGCATGAAATTTGCCGCAACCGTGCATCCCGACCGCCCAGCAGTTGTTACCATTCAAACCGACTACGAATTGAACGTGGTTGGATATTGGCAGCGCCCAGGCAAATGGTTTGGCGGCAAGCTATGGAGTGCGATACTTGGCAAGAAAGATGCTTATGTCAAAATTTCATCACCATGTTTTGCCGATTCTTCTGTATATTTGAACAAATTCAGCAAAGCACAATGAACCCTATCTGCCCACAAGATTTAACACCATGCAAGGTGTTGTCTGCACCTACGAACTGCCAACTGGCTGCCGACCTTGAAATCGGTACGGCCAATCCAAGCACCGCCTATGACGTATTTATCGTGCATAATGGGTCGAAAAAGGTCTTAAAGTATGACATAGTAAGCAGCGTGAGTGGCATGCTTACCATTGATTTGACCGTTAACCCGTTGTTCTTCAACAACAGCACAACATACACTTTATTCGTGGTGGCTAATGGTGATGACGTGGCGAACTTCGTGCCAATTGATGGGGCATACGATGGCTTTCTTCTTATTTTTTGGCGCAGCGATACGGCCGCACCTTCTACACAAATGATTCAACCAATATAAACAACAACAACCATGAACAACAACAATCAACAAACGGCGGTACATTGGCTTCAAGAAGCGCTGGAGGGTACAATTCTAACCCAAGACCAAACCATGCAAGTAATTGGCTTGTTTATGCAAGCCGATGAAATGTTCAAGGAGCAGATTATTGGTGCGCACTTAACAGGACTTATATACCCATTAGAAATGGAAGCTACTAAGCAAGCAGAACAATACTACAACGAAACCTTTAACCAACAACCATGACAACACTTCTTTTAACTTCGCTATTCATCTTCGGCCTGTGGCT